CTAATTTTCTGTAGTAGAAGTTTGTACCAGCAGTCGCTAATCCATCAGAAGGAGTTGATCCAACGAATGGGTTAGAGATCATTCCATATCGAGTTTTGAACCCAATTTTTGGTTGGAATGTGTTCTCACCTACTGCACGAACCATTTGTAATGGAACATATGGGCAATAGAAAAGACCTGCGTCATAAGGGTTTGTACCTCTGTATCCTACTGTTAAATAGTCAACACCAGCATATGGATCAACATACACTTTGAATCTTCCATTTAAAACACCTGCGAAAGTGTTTCCAGTATCGTCAACATTAAGACCAGTTTGAAGAGCAGGAGCATAGTCTAACACACCTGACATTGCTAGAGCACTAGCGACGTCTGATGAACATAGAACCATGTTACCTTTTCCTCTTCTTGATTCTTTAGCAATTGTATTTGCTTCTCTTTCGATTTGGAAAAGAAGACCTTTGAATTTTTCAACTGACCATCTTCCGTTAGCATCTACATCCAAGTTGAATGTACCAGGAGTTGATGTTGCAGCAGCACCAGTTTTTGCCTGGATGTTAACTGTTCTAACAACTTCTCTGTTGATTTCTGCTAAGATTTCTGAAGATAGAATGTTTGCTAATTCTGCTTCTGCGTCAAGACCATGAATTGCTTTAAGGTCTTGTGCTAATTCCATTGTGTATTCTGCTTTCAATGCTCTTGATTTTGCAGTAACAGTTGCTTTCTCGATTGAGAATGCCATTTCTGCGAAAGAGTTTGAACCAGAATCACCCAATGCCTCAGCAGTTGCTGTAGACATACCTGTTCCAGTTGTATCTTCATAAGAAGGTGAAGATGTATCAAAAGGATCAGTGATCTGTGCTGATAAAGGACCAGCAGCAGTTGGGTTTGCAGCACTAGAGAAACTAGTGACTGGCTCGTTAATACCTAATGCTTCTGTTTTGCTTGTTCTAGCAACTGAAGGATAGTCGTTGTATCTTGCTTTCATTGCGAAGATAAGACCTGTAGGTCCAGTCATTGGCTGAACACCACAAATGTCATATGCGACTAAGTTAGGCATTGCACGTCTAACTAATGAAATTAGGATAGGATCCCAATTAGATATTGGTGCTCCTGTAGAGTTTAAAGGTGCTGCTTCTGCAAGCATTGCAGCATCTTCTCTCAATGCTTTTTCTTGGTTTTCAAGAATAACAGTTGTGACTGCCTTTCTGTAGGGATCCTTGATCTCTGAGACTTCAGGATGCTCTAGAATAGGTTGCCACTTTTCTTGTAATTGTTCTGTCATAAACATAGTTAATTACCTTTCTCCTATTTTGAGGTTAGTGGTTTGACCTTTGATACGAATTCTGCGTACTTTGCCATTGTTGGATCAACAGGTTTCTCAGTTGACTCAACAACTGTATCAGTCCATTCATCCTGACCTTCTTCAGAACTTTCTATCAAAGTGTCTTCGGTTTTCTCTGTAGGAAAATATGCTTCTTTGATTTCAGAAATTTTGTTGCCAAAATCTTCTTTGTCTTGGAAGTCAACTTTTTCACTTAGAGAAAGTAATTTTTCTTTCTGTGCTTCAGATAAATCTGCACATGCTTCATTGACTACTGACTCTCTTTGGAATCCATCAATCTCTTCTTGAAGTTTCATATTTCTTTCAACTTCTGAGTTTAATTTTTCTTCCATTTCATCAAGTCTGTTTGCCAACTCGTCCATAACATCGTACTTCTCTTCTGGTACTTCAACATAATGCTCTACGAATAGTGCTTTGAGTCCGTCTATGAAGTTCTCTGTCATTTCAGATTTAAGACCTCTTTCTATTGCGAGTTCGTTTTCTTTAACCCACTCTTCTGCAATATATGAGAGGTACTTATCAACTTGCTCTGAGAGTGCAGATTTGCTTTCTTCCACAGCAGTTTGATGTTCGTTTGAGTATTGCTCTGCTAGTTCTTTCTTGATAGCATCAACTTTAACAGCAACAGCAGATTCAAAGATAGTTTGTGCCTTTGCTTTGTTCTCTTCGTTTAATCCAAGAGAGTTAGCGAGTGCTTCGACGTCTTCGTTGACTTCAACTTCTTTGATAGCATCTTCAAGTTCTTTTTGAACTTCTTCGTCCATCTCTTCATCTTCGTCATCATCTTCGTCTTCTTCTTCATCATCTTTTGCTTTTGCTTCGTTGATTACTATATCAAAATGTTCTGCGACTGTTTCTTCGTCGGCATACTTTAGGTGTTCAGCAATTGCTCTTATAAGTTCTGCTCTAGTAGACTCTTCCATGTCGTCGTCTTCGTCGTCGTCATCTTTTTTGTCTACCATCTTGTCATAAGATGCTTTAAGTTGTTCTTTGTCCATGTCTTTGAACTTGTTGACCATTGCTTTAATCATTTCAACTTTAGAATATCCTTCTTCTATAGAAGTTTCTTCTTCAGTTTCAACATCTTCTTTAACTTTGGCAGCAACTTTGTCACCACCATCTTGGTCACCCTTTCTTTTTGGAGCGACTTTATTATCAGATGCTTTTTTAACTGATGCTACTGCTTTGTCAACAGGATTCTCGTCTGGAGTAACAACATCACCCTTGCCTTTTTCGATTTTTTCAGCATCAGATGAACCTTGTTTAGGAGCAGTTTTGTCTCCTTTCTCGGCACCCTTTAACTGAACATCTTGCTCGTCAAGTTCTAGAGTTGTGTTTTTAATGTTCTCAGCCATTTCGAATTTCTCCTATACTCTGAGTTAGTGTTTACTCTTAATCAAAACTATTTATATGTTACAAACTTCTAACGAAGTCGTTCCATACTCTTAATTTTGCTTCTTCCAACTCAGAGGATTTTGCAGTTGATATTTCAGTCTTATACTGCTCTATCTTCTGTGCTTTCAGAATACCATTTTCCCAGATCCATTCTACACCTTCCATGATACCATTTACAAAGGCATCAGGTGCGGAAGGATCCGCCACGATATCAGCAGCAGTTGCTAACTGAAAATCGCCCTTAACATACTGAGCACCACCCTTCTCTTCTAGTGTTCCTAGACCTCTGGATGATACTCCTAGTTTTGCACCATCATCAATTAAGTTCTTAACAATAGAACCCATTGGGGTGCTTAAAATCTTTGCTTTTCCCACAAAGTTATTCCCATCTTCTTTTAAATCTGTAATGAGGTGGGATGCACGATCAAGATTAATAGTTGGACCTTGTGGGTGTCCTAACTCTCCAAATGCTCGATCTTGCTTTATAAAATCTTTAGTGTATCGTTTTACTTCTTGTTGTAAAAC